TTCCAAAATCATCATTAGATGTAGCTTCCTCTTCTTCACATGTATCTTTGTGCTCATGCATAGAATCACCAGGAAACATTCTTGTAAAAGAAAGATTTGGTGTTGGTTCATATAAAGGAGCTACTAAATCATTTATTCTTCTATGAATTGGTCTAAGCTCTTCTATCGCCGCACTTGTTTTTCCGTTATACCATTCAATAGGATTTTTTGCTTCATTCCATTTTTCTTCTGACATACTATTTAAAATATCTTTAAAATAAGAAGTCTCTTCTGAAGACAGAAAATTTTCTTGAATCCAGATATCTTTACCTAAGCTATACCATCTATTATCATTTGAAAAATCAAGCATTATTTTTCCTTCTCCAAAATAATATTTTATTTAAAATATTTTTAATTCTTTTTTCTACACGTAGCTCTAGTTGTCCTCCAGGAGTTTCTTGATAATGAGGACTTCTGAAGTAAGGGTTCTTCATTTGCTTAGACCATTCGTGTGGACTCATTTTTATCTCTCAATAATCATCACAGCTACGCCAGCTGTTGATGTTGGGTCTTCACAAATTGCATATAGTCTATCTGTCCATGGCATATTTTCCAAAATAAGTGGAGGGCTGTCATGCTCAATTCTTATACCGTAATTTGTTGTAGATACACTAGCATTACCAACTAGAATATGTTTATTGTTACTAGTGTTTGTTATAATAATTGTATAGTGAGACTCAACACCATCTGGAATAGTTAGTTCTTGAGCCGTGGCATTTACAGTTAAATTCTTAACTCTGTACATGGAAATATTATACACCAGAAAAAGCAAAAAACCCAACCAGAGGCGGATCCGATTGGGTCTTGCTGCCTTTACGGCTTATAGGGAGCAAAGCTCAACCTATAATATTATTGTATTTTATTATTTATTTAAAGTCAAGGCTATTCTACAGAAATCATTCCTCTTGCAATTAATGCATCAACCATACCAGAACACATTTGTCTGTAGTGTGGCTGTGCTTGCAAAAGCATTTTTTCTAATTCGACCAAGTCTTGTTTTTGAGCTACAGCCGCTTGTCTAGATTGAATATTGATTTGTTCAACCATAGTTTCGACTACTGCATCTTTAGTTGCCATCTTCTTGCCTTTCTTCTACTGAATACGAAGGGGCGGGACCCAGGAGGAATCCCTTTTCATGGTATTGTACCATTTTTTCTACTTCATTGGAATCCCCTGTATTTTTAGCTATCAAGGTTAGCATGTCATAAATTCTATGAAGCATTATGTAATTGACCATATCTAAATTTGATTCTATAGATTGATCTTGAATATCATTTGTCATCTGGACGTCCTAAGTCTTCCCAAAATTTTTCTCTGCCCATGGCATCTGTTTCTTTAATTTGACCACCGTCAGTTTGAATTAACGGCTCTTTCGATTCGTTCATAAAGTTCCAACCCAACTATATTTGTATAATTGCAAGAAAGGCAATATAAGTAAATTTTATCATTAATATCTATATTAGGCATAAGAAGGCCTTGGTCTATTGGACATTCCAATTTAGACACAAGGCCCTCTTGCGAAAGAGTAATATATTTAGATACGTTTTGTATCTTCACTCAATCCCCTACTGGTTAGGATACTGTGCTAGCCACTTGTTGACCGCACCAGTTTTTACTGATGACCATGAACTCCAGTCTTTCCCGCCATTGGTCATATAATACGTTATCTCTGCGTTAATTGCTGGATCAAACAACAAAACGTTTGATCGCAGGTCGAATTTTTCTTTTCGATCATCACCAAGGTTTCCTAGCATATTGATCTGAAAAATTCCGTAGGAACTGTCTCCAGTTTTCCTGTTGCCGTTATAAGCCATAGGGCGTCCGTTAGACTCCGTTCTGGCAACAGCCCAAGCCGTTTTAAGGGCTTTTCCTTCGAAGCCTACAGCCTTAAGTAATTTTAGTAACTCTTCGTCTGTAAGCATTTCTGAGGCTTTGTACACAGTATTGCTGAACTTTTCCAGCGTTTCTTTCTTCAGTTGTGCTTCTGTTATTTTAATCTCTGGTGTTACCTCCAAATAAAAATAATGTTATCATTCCTATAGCAGTCCAGTGATGAGCAACCTCGCTTAATCGCTGTTTTATATTCTCCATTGGCATTTCCTCCTTTAGAGATAACGAACTATAATAATAACATTGTTATCCTAAATGTGTCAAGCCAGTTGACCAGAAAGATTAAATGAATATATCTTATTACACAATAAAAGCAGGACTTAATCCAGCAGTTGGATATGGTTATGCTGGTAAAAATATAGTTAAATCTTTAAATAATCTTGGTCATACAGTAAAATATGCAGATCCAAAATCTACTATTCAATTAAACTTTACACAACCACAACATTTTAAGTTCCATAAAAATCAATATCAAATTGGATATATGCCATGGGAATCAACTTCTATGAGAATTGAATGGGTAGAAAGATTTAATTTATGTGATGAAGTTTGGACAACATCTGATTGGTGTGCAGAAGTATTTAAGAATAATGGAATATTAAAACCAATTAAAGTTTATCCACATGGTATAGAAGAATTTTGGAAACCTAAAAAAAGAATTTTAAAAGAAGGCAGGCCAATTAAGTTTTTGCATATAGGAGAACCTGCACCAAGAAAAGCTGGACAAATGGTTGTTGATGCTTTTATTAAAATGTTCGGCAATAATCCAGAATACTCTTTAACAATAAAAGCTCATGGATTTAATACAATTAGAGTTTATGATAAAAATGGAAGATTATGTTCACCAGATGAAGCATATAATAATATAAAGATAATTACAGAAGAATATTCTGAAGAAGAACTTTTAAGACTTTATTATGATCATCATTGTTTAGTTTATCCTTCTTGGGGAGAGGGGTTTGGCTTTATCCCACTTCAAGGTTTAGCAACAGGCATGCCAGTTATTTGTACAAGCGAGTGGGCACATTACAAAAAGTTCTTAGGACCACTAAAGCTTAAGTCTAAATTAACAGATGAGACTTTGCCAAAAGCAGTAGGAGATCCTCATTTAGGTTTTATGTATAAACCTGACGAAAAACATCTAGAAGATTTAATGTATGATTTTGCTGTAAACTACAAAGCTTACTTTGGATATTATTTTGCTCAATCAGAAAAAATTCATGAAGAATATAATTGGGATCAGTTGACTAAGAAAGCTTTTGAAGATTTAGAAAGAAAGTTTTTATAAACCCTTCCCACATTAAATAAAGTTTGGTAGAATTAGTACCTATTCAATTTTTAATTAAACCGCAAGGCGGAGAAGGAGCTTTACACAAAAAATGTCAAGAACTATTGAAAATCCCTATGAAAATTTTATTGCTTTATCTAGATATGCAAGATGGATGCCAGAAGAAAATCGTAGAGAAACATGGGGAGAAACAGTAGATAGATATTTTGCTTTTATGCTTGATCATCTATTTGTAAATTATTCATACGAACCAGATTCAAAACTTATAGAAGAGTTAAAGCAATCTGTATATGATAGAAACGTAATGCCTTCAATGAGAGCAGTAATGACTGCAGGTGCTGCTCTTGATAGAGATCATGTAGCAGGATATAACTGCTCATTTGTTCCAGTAGATTCACCTCGTTCATTTGATGAAACAATGTATATTCTTATGTGTGGAACAGGTGTTGGTTTTTCTGTAGAGTATAAGTATGTCAATAAACTTCCTGCCGTCCCAGAGTCATTTGAAAAATCTACTACTGTAATTGTTGTTGAAGATTCAAAGACTGGTTGGGCAAAAGCATACCGTGAACTTCTTGCAATGCTTTGGGCTGGACAGATTCCTTCTGTTGATGTATCTAAGCTTCGTCCAGCTGGTGCTCGTTTAAAGACAATGGGCGGACGTTCTTCTGGCCCTCAGCCTTTAGTTAATCTTTTTGATTTTACAATTGCAAAGTTTAAAGCTGCCGCAGGCCGTCAGTTGAAACCTATTGAGGCTCACGATATAATGTGTAAGATTGGTGAAGTTGTAGTCGTTGGCGGAGTTCGTCGTTCTGCAATGATTTCTTTGTCTAATATTAATGATATTGAGATGGCAGCAGCCAAAGCAGGAAATTGGTGGGAAAACAATTCACAACGTGCCCTTTCTAATAATTCAGTAGCATATTCTCGTAAGCCAGAAATGGAACAGTTTATTGCGGAATGGAAAAACCTGTATGACTCAAAATCAGGTGAGCGTGGCATATACAATGTTGCAGCAGCTCAAAAACAAGCAGCAAGATGGGGACGCAGAGATCCAGAGATCCACTATGGAACTAACCCATGCTCAGAAATTATCCTTAGACCTTATCAGTTCTGTAATCTATCCGAAGTTGTAATTCGTGAAGATGACAACGCAACAACAGTAGCAAATAAGGTACGCTTAGCAACAATTCTTGGAACATGGCAATCTACGCTAACAGACTTTAAGTATCTTCGTAAAATTTGGAAAGACAATACAGAAGAAGAACGCCTATTAGGAGTTTCTTTGACTGGCCAGTTTGGAAATAAGTTCTTTTCAGGCAAAGAAAATTTAAAAAAGTTAGAAGACACACTAGAAAGACTTAGAGAGTACGCAAGAGAAACAAATGCGTCAGAAGCTCAAAAAATTGGAATTCAAGAGTCTGCTGCAATAACTTGCGTAAAGCCTTCAGGCACTGTTTCTCAGCTTGTTGGGGTATCTTCTGGTATGCATGCGTGGCATTCAGAGTATTACATCAGAACAGTTCGTGGAGACAAGAAAGATCCGTTGTCTACATTCTTAAAAGAAGTAGGAATTCCAGTAGAAGACGACTTCATGAAGCCAAATGACACATATGTATTTTCATTTCCAGTAAAAGCTCCATCTGGAGCAATAACAAGAGATTATTTAACAGCAATTGATCATTTAAATACTTGGCTTGTTTATCAAAGAGCATGGTGTGAGCATAAGCCATCTATTACTGTTTCTGTTAAAGAAGATGAATGGATGGAAGTAGGGGCCTGGGTGTATAAACATTTTGATGAAGTGTCTGGAATCTCATTCTTGCCACACTCAGATCATTCTTACAAACAAGCACCATATCAAGAAGTAACTAAAGAAGAGTACGACGCCCTAGTTGCAAAAATGCCTAAGAATATTCGTTGGGAAGATTTGTCTTTCTACGAAACAGAAGACGGGACCAGCGGAACCCAAACGCTGGCCTGTACTTCAGATGGTAATTGTGAAATTGTAGACATTTCTGCTTAAAGGGTATATAATAGATATTGGGGTAACTCCCAAAATTCCTGGGCACACGGCCCAGAAATAGGAGGTCTTATGAAACAAGATCTAAACAATGATGGAAAGGTAACAATGCAAGAAAAAATTCTAGCAGCGTTAGCAAGTTACGGACGCCATTTCCTTGGCGCAACCATTGCTCTATATTTGGCTGGACAAACAGACCCAGGAGATCTACTTAAGGGCGGATTGGCAGCAATCCTACCAGTAATTCTTAAGGCTCTAAATACTAATGAGCCAGCATTCGGTTTTACAAAAAAGTCATAATTTAATACCGATTAGGATAGCTCCTGTGCTAAAATAAGCATAGGAGTTTTCCTATTTTAGGAGCTACACGCAAATGGCAGTGCAAAAGAATTTCGAAGTGGATCAAAAC